CCCCATTCGCTCGCCCCCACGACGCCATCCCCGTCGTCTCGCAACACGAAACACCCCTTAATGGCGGCATCGTATTCCGTCGCGTCTCCCATCATGTCCGCAACGCTGACTATGCTCAGGATCGGGTGGTAGCTCGGCATCAACACCGTTTCCTTGCGCTCGCAAGACAGGAATTCCTCCACCGTGTCGGTAACGTCCGAAGCCAACCGGATGCCTGTCCATCGGGACACATCTGCCTCGACACCATCCAGCATGACTTGGACGTGGTTTTCCTGCCCAGTGCTCTCGCTCGGGATTTGGAGCGCGAGCTTCGCTTCCGCTAGCGTCACGAGAGACATCGCTTCCCCTTACAGTGTCAATGTCGATGGGGTGCCCCGCCCGCCACGGTTTACGGGACACCCCTCGACTCAACTGATTCAGCTACCCGCGTTCGCGAGCTTCACGAAGCAACGGCCATTCGGGGCGATGCCGCCGAAGGCGAGGTGCACGGTGAACGCGGCCACGCCGGTCTTGAACTTGTAGTCGTCGCTGCGGCGCAGGACGATTTCCTCTTCCATCACGCCGATGTACTCCGACAGGTCGCCGAAGAGCACGCAACCCGCGTCGGCCACGGCAGGCATTTCGTCATGGACGACAACCGGGTATCCGATCAGGCTGTCGTACCGACCGGTGCCGGCATTGGGCAGGAAGAGCGGGCGGTTCTGCGAGTCCTTCTGGCCCATGAGGTTCGTCTCCGCCTCGGGAGACATCACCCACACGCCATTCGCGCGGTGATAGGGCTTGATCTGCCCGACCATGGAGACAAGGTCCGCGAACTTCACATTGCTGGCGGTGGTGCGCGTCACCGTGCGGACGCCGCTGGTCCCGGAATTCAAGATGCCGGTCGGGCGCGTGGTGCCGGTGCCGTTCAGGATGACGCTGTCGAGCGTGTACATCAGTGCCGAGCGGAAGAGCCGACCGAGGAGGGCCTCCAGATTGAGCGCGGAGCGCCGGAGCAAGGTCCGGGAAACCTCCGTGTAAGCGCTCAGTTCGTTCGTGGAGATTTTCTGCTGGCCGAAGATCGCCTCGGTGTCGGTGCGCTCGTCGCCCTCGGCTGTCCACGTCACGGAAACGCCACCGAATTCGTTACTGTCGGTCTGCGTGAGCTTGGGCCACGTCACCTCGCCAGTGCTGTTGGGAACGACGGTGATGCGTTGGAAGATACTCGCGACAGGCATCGGGGTTTCGATCAGTTCCGCGCGAAAATCCTCGGGGACCGTGTACCCGCCCTGCGAATCGCTCGTGCTCACCGCAGGCAGCGCCTTGTTGAAGAGGGGCATGTTGCCGAGAAGCTGCTTGCGCATGCTTGCCGGAACCCGGACGCCATCCGCACCATCCACGAACGTGTCCTGGCTGTCGTCAAGGACGAGCAACTTCGCCTGCTCTCCGCTGAACTTGTCCAGGCGCCGTCCGCAGCAGTAATCCAGGAAGCAGTCGCGGTGCGCGGCTTCCATGCTCTTCTTGTCCTTCGGCTCGGCGGGAGTCCGCGACTCCGGCAGGGTCTTGCCTTTCGGCTCCACTTTGGCGGATTCCTCGGCTTCGGCGAGGAGAGCGGCCAGGGCCTTGTCCTTCTTGGCCTTCGCCTGAGCGGTTTCGATCTTGGCCTGCAGTTCGTCGATTTCGGCGCTCTTGGCCTCGATGGCTTCCTCGAGGGTGGAACGGTTCTCGTCGTCCTCGGGCATCTCTTCGAGTTTCTTCACCATGGTCTCGCTGTCGGCCATGGCTTTCTTCATCGATTCAATCAGCTTCTTGAGCATCTTCATTCCTCCAGAGTCAATTCGAGCATCGCAAGCTCGGCCTGATGCCGCTTGAGCTTGGCCCGCGCCACTGCGGCGCTGAAAACCTTCTCTTGCGGCGCTACACTTCCGGCCTCGTCGCGGCCCGACTCCTCTGGAGTGCCTTCCGGCGGCTCCGGGGTCTTGGGTGCGTCCGTTTTCGGAACGTACTGCTTCACGATCACACGGAGAATCTTCGCCTCCGTGATTTCGTTGTTCTTGTTCACTTGGAGCGGTTGAAACTCGATGGCGGAACCGGCAACTTTCGGGTCTTCCTCGGCCACCGTCTCCGTGGGCACCTTGCCAGCGGATACAGCTTCGGCCAGGGATTTCGAGAAGGCGGAATCGCGGAGCGTGTAACCGTCTGCCGTCTGCGGGACACCGGCTTCGGTTGGCTCGCCAGTCTGGACAAACCCCTCCGCGTCGGCATGTTCGATCCGCTTGTCATGGAGCAGGCTGTACGTCCGCGCCTTCCACTCCGGCACGTCCTTCGTGAGTTCCTGCCGAACCTCTTCCGATAGGGCGATTCCCTTCTTCATGGCCTTGGCGAGGGCTTCCGGGTTCGCGGGGACCGGAACAGCGGACAACTCCACCACTTCGGCTTCCTGCACATGGAAGCCCACCAGTTCCCGCTCCCCGCTCTCTGCCTTCTTTTCAATCCGCTGCCATTTCTTCGGGATAAACCCGATGCTCCATGCCCGCATGAAACCGCCCGCGTAGAGTTCGAAGATTTCCTTGGCGAAAGCGGAGTCCGCAAACTGAACCGTCGCCCCTGCATCGCTGTCCTTGCCTTCCACCTGGAGCACCTTGCCGATGGGGGGGCGGCCCATATCGTGCGCCCACAGCACCACGGGGTTCTTGAGGAAGTTGGCGAAATCCAGCCCCTTCGGCTCGACCACGTCCCCCTCCCTGTCCAAGACGCGGGACGTCATTACCACCTGTATCGTGCGGGCCTTGTAGTCGACGGAAGCCGGCAACAGGCTTACGGCCATCTGCGTCTTCGGCGCGTCCACTTCGGTCATCAACGGCATGGCTTTCCCTCCCCTTTTCCGCCTCCCGGCGTTCGTTTGTTAAAGAAGCGGGGCGTGGAAACGAAAAAACGCGGCGGCTGGTGTGCTGGCACCAGCATGCCGCGTTTCTGTCGGCCTACGCCTCCGGGGGATCAGTCCTTCAGCGCTGCCCCGCTCGATTGTCTGCTGCTAAGCCCCAAGGCTTACGCCGAACCCCCCGCGACTGAAGTTGGTTGCGCGGCCCCTATTACGGGCAAGATCGTACACCGGCAATGAGGATGGAGCGGCGGGTGTTGGACGTTCCTCGTCGTATTCATCCGGCGCACCGAACCGTCATCCCGCTCCAATTCGATGGTCTCGCCCTCCTCGAAAAACGGTCTTCCGATCTCCACCATCACGCCGTCCATGGATCGGCAATAATCGCACAAGACATCGTCTTCCGTGACCATCCATTCCACGACTCGGACGCCGTTGCTTCGGTAGCTATCCAAGGTGCCGTAGTTGCTGGCGTAAGCCGTAGCGGTCCTGGCAATCAGGCTCGCGTAGCTCTCGCTCTTCGCCGCGCCCGTCTCCAGGAGAGCCTTGGCCACCTGCGCAGGCGACCACCCGCGATTCGTCTCCGTGTCGATGTAGCTCAGCGAATCATTGACCATCGTGTCGATGGTCGTAGCGAATCGCACGGCCTCCCTCCGGCTCGTTTTCGTCAGCCAACCTCGAAGATTGCTGTCGGCTCCGGGCGGGATATTCCATTCGCCTCCCTCGCCAACATCGATGATCGCCTTCTGTCGCCGACCTATCGCCATTTCGCCAGCCTGGCTTCCCTCGGCAAAAGCCGCATACACCCACCGCATCTTGGCCCTGCGAAGCAGCGCGGCGAAAGCGGGGATGCTGTCCACCGGGGCCGGATCGTCTTCTTGTTTCACGCGCTCAGCAGCTTCACGGAGGAACTTCCGCATGACCGCCACCACCTTCAGCTTCATGCCCTTCGACAAGCGGCGGTGGCTCGCGCCCGTGACGCGGTCCATGGCGGTGCGCTGCGCGCTTTTGAGAGCGATGGCCGTCACGCCGCATCCTCCCCGCCGGTCGTATTCCCTGCATCGCCAGGAAGGTCATCTTCTTCCGCTGCAACCATCTGGTCTGCTCCGGTCGGCGCGCGGTCTTCCGCCTCCGGTTCCTGGTTGGCCGGCACCTCGACGAGGCCCATGGGTTGCAAATAGACCTCACCCCTGGCTTCGTCCTGGTCGAGTCCAACCATGGCGCGAGCCTCGTTGCGGGAGCATATTCCCCCCGACAGCAGCGCTGCCGCCCGCGTAGCCGCTTCGCCCTCGTCTTCCTGCAAGGCCTTGACGCCGGAATAATCGTGCCGGAATTCCAGCGCTTTCTCGCCTTCGTCAAGCAAGAGGGATTTCGTAAACGTTGCGTCAAGCGCTCGCCACAGCGGGATGCGCGTGTATTCGGCGAAGATCTTCTTAGCCTCGCCGATGTTCGACCACGGGGCATTCTGCAGTCCGGACCAGCACCCGACCAGGATCGGCGGGACGCCCAAGACCATGCACATCCGCGTCTCCGCATGGCCCGCCAGATTCGGCATGCCCATGTCGCCCAAGGTGGGCACCGTCTTGATGTCGGCTTCCTCGCCGCTCATGAAGATTGGCCGCCCCCGCTTGCCCCGCCCGAACCGTTCCTCGAACAGGCGGCGAATCGCCGTTTTCTGCTCGTCCATGAACGGGTCTTTCTGGTAAAACACCAGGCCCGGTAGCTGTTGGTTATCAAGGTTTTCGCGGATATAGTCTTCCGCCTTGCTGTCAATTACTCCCGCGCGCGCGCCGGATTGCACTTGGGAGAGATTGCCCGTAGGAAGGCGCGGGTCGACCTTCCGGAACGCCAGCATGTCTTGAGGCTCTACCGGGATGGGATCGTTCCTGCGGCCGGGGAGCCGTACCTCGTACCGCTCGATCATGCCGCCTGTCGACTTGTCCTGCACTTCCTTGACCATGCTGGAGGGGATTGGCCACAGCATGCCCTTCGTCTCGACACGGCGGCCCGCAACACTCAGCCCGCCCCACATGCGCCCGCCGTTCGTGCGCCACTTCCAGGCATATCCGACACCGGTCGCGGCCCGGTTTGCAATCAGGCAATACAAGAGGTCGCCGTAGGTCATCATCGGGTTCGGTTGCTTGAGTAGCCGGATCGCATCGTGGATGCCTTCATGCTCTTGCCATTCGCCAGCGGTGTCTACTTCTTGACCGACTGTAAGCCTCGCCTCCATGACGCCCGTATAGAGGACTTCCGTGCACCGTAACAGAATCGGGTGCGTTGCGATCAATGCTTCAAGCTGGCTCTCACTGAGGTTGCCCCAGTCGGTGAAATCAGCCACGGA